GCATAGCGCTGTTCGCACTGATCGATGCGGGCCCGCAATCCGTTATATTCTTTGATCATAACTTGTGTCTTGGCCAGCTCCGCATTTGTCGCTTCAAGGCCCTTGGATAGATCCACCATCATCTCGTAGAGGTCCTTATTTGAGTACCACTCCCTCTCCTTTTCGTCGGCCACTACCATCTCTCCCCTCAGACAATAAATAAACCGGCCATCTCTGACCGGCAGAATCCCAAACGATTATGAATTTGTTTTTCCCTTAGCAGGTATTTATACCCATGTGTCGAAAATTGTGTTAAATATTAGCAGGGCGAAGAAATATGCTGAACTGCATAGAAATATGCAGAGGTACCGGATAAAAAGCCGGTACGATAACATTATTGAACTTGGCAATGAAGCTCGCGGAATCACCTTCAGTACGTCTGGCAGAGTCTTTAGGAGCCACGGGAGCCATGCAAAGAATTTCTCAACAGGTTGAGAGAATGAACATGTTCAAGGGGGTTGATACCGTATTCAAACCTAACGAAACCATGGGTAACTTTGTTGCCCCACTATGAAGCAATTCATAGATGAAAATCGGGTTAATTCATAGAAAGCCCTAACGTAGAGTCGAGGGTAACTATGAGCCAAGCCAGGTGAGCTGCTACGGTAGCCTGGAAGGTGCAACGCATAGGCGGTGAGGAGCGGCACCAATAACCCGTCCATGAAATCCCGACGCCCTGCTAATATTCTTACCTAGATTTACTGCGCATCTTTTATCTACTGCGAATTAAACCTGTGGAGTAGCCACGATCATTTCGTACTCAGCCTGGGTGATCCTGCTCTTGGTCACTTGCCCCTGCAAATAAGTCTCATTAACCTTACGCATCACCCACATATTGAGCAAAAACTGATACATATTCATTCTCCCTTCTTATAGTAGTGCCAGCACAGCTGCTTCTATTGCGGCAATGCGTTCTTCTTGTGTGGGCTCAGGCACATCCCACACTTCACCTTCAATCAAGGTGTACCCGGAGAAATCAATTATGCCTGTAAAGGCGGCAATGGGTTCCACGATGCCAGTGGTATAGCAATATATGGCATCTGTGGTTTTAATCACTCGGTCAGCCTTGATTACGTCTCCATTGGCATGTAATGTTTTCATCATGCGTGTATCACCCCTCCATAAAGCGCCGATTCAGCCGTTGTACCGGCTGGCTGTGTGCCATTTTTCGCCAGCTGTCCGCCATACATAGCTTTAAGGCCAATAGTATTACCAGTTGAGCCAGCATCCCACGAGTCACTAACACACATACCCATGTTATGCTGTAATCCTACTCCTCTATTAGCAACTTTGCAGGTTTGAAAATAAACGGTAACGGCAACTCCAGAACTAAACCCGGCGTATGCCGAAGATGTCGTACAAATACAGAAGAAGAAATCCTGTTGACCTGAACTATATGTGGCAGCAAATCCAGATTGCACCGTTACAGTTGTACCTATTGCGGTAAACCCTGTAACTTTCATGTATAAGCTGTCGCATTTAGTTATAGATATGGAATTAACAGTGAAATTGGCCGCTGTGGTCAAATTGGTTCCACCATTTAAATAAAATTCGCCTTTACCAGTAAACCCTTTGATCATAACATCTTCGGCATAGGTTCCAGCGGCTACATTAATATTGGCATTATGATTGATAATCTGCGGTAATTTATTAACCGCAGCCTGGATTGTCAATAATGCGTGTGCAGCATCATTGGCACTGCCATCATTACTGTCACTGCCATCAGTGCGAACATACAGGGTGATATTCCCGGTCGTACAGGCTGGCACAACGTCGCTAGAACCCCTATTGATTTTTACATGACCATAGGTGCTTAGTGTCGCTTTCTCAGCCAGATGCGCAGTAAGAGTTTCCTGTACATCGTCCGCTGCGCCCAGGGCATCATAGGCTCCGTCATGGTTATGACTCGCCTTAGCTGCGTTAGAATCCATAATATCTAGGTTTTCGTTGTAACTGGCCCGGCTGACCGTTTCCGTTCCGATAGGTTTCTTCAATCCTAAATTTGGGGTTAAATCAGGCATCTATCCAGCCTCCTAACTCAAAGTCATTCCAGGTCAGGGCCTTGGCGTCCACCTCGTTCCAGGTCAAGCCCTCAGCATCCAACTCGTTCCAGATGAGATATCGCAGCACATATGTCACACCCAGGTGCGCCGGTTTTATCTCTTCAATGGCAGCTTGCATATCCTCATAGTTTGACGGAATCCCATGTTTATCCGTCATGGTAATCGTAAAGCTATATGTTGCAGGATCCGGGGTAACTTCTACCGACCCATACGTATACGCTTCTGCTACACTCTTAATGAGGGCAATATTCACCGTGCCTATCCCACGGATCTTTGATATTATCCTGCTTCGACGCTGATCAAGAGCCTTTCCACTGTACGATACTAACCCTAACTCTGATTCCCAGATATCCAGGGCCCAGTCCGGAGCTGTAGCCACAAACATAGCTGCTAATAACAGATCGATGCCGGTAACATATGTATCTAGTTCTGCCCCCGCAGTTTGCAGGTAGGTTTTAAATATCAGCGATGTCTGATAGTATTCCGGACAACACTGGAGCATACTTTTGCCGGCAGTCGATGTCAGAATATCACTCATTCAACGTCACCGTCCCTTTAACAGCTACCTGGCCAGCACTAATAGTTATATTGGCTGTACCGCTATTTACCTGAAGGTTTGAATAATCGCTTACTCCTTCAGTATCCAAGATCATAGAGCCGATTCTCACATAGCGGACAGTATTGTCAGTAGCAAAGGCTATGCTTTTTAAATAGGCGGTCAAGGCAGTCTCGAAAGCCGTTTTGATCTCTGCCAGGGTCTTGGTACCGGTTCGGATTATAGTAGCTGTTACATTGATATTAACTGCTGTGGCAGCTGCTACTGTAACCGTTGCCCCAACCGGCGCCTCCCCATCACCGGTGCCAGCTGATGGTGAAATATGTTCCTGGACAGCATCCACGATGGTTGAAGATACCGGCAGTCCATCATCATCAACCAAAACAACCTTCACCGTTCCGTTTCCATCCCATAACGGGATCACTTGAGCATTACCCACTCCAGCAATCTCCAGTGCCCAGTTTTTATAATCCGCCTTATTGCCACTGGTCCCCGGGTTTTGCACCTTTGTGAGATACCGGGCCAAAAGAGACGTATCAGTTTCGGTATTCTCCCCGCCGGTAGTAGCAGAAGCGTTGGTTACTGCGCTAACACCGGCTATATAGGTTCCCTGGACTGTAATAGTTCCCGATAATACATTGCCATTCTCACCGGCGGTAGTAGCTTGAATGGATGCGTTTACTGATCCCCCTGCCGGAATTGTAGTGTCAGCCGTGGTAACGAATTCTATGGCAGCCACACTGAGCATAGGATCGGCTGGGGTAGCAACAACCGTTCCTGATGGGATTACGGTCCCACTGGTACCAGTAAAGGTGACTGTGCCGGTTGCCTTTACCGCGGCTTTTCTCTCTAATCCATGTTCCTCTACTCGGTAGTCAAGATATTCATCGAAAGTCGTGGATGCAAATCCTCTGGCAAGGAAGTTTTGCATATCTATTTTCATTTGTGCCAGTTCAGCGGCCGCCGCAGCCAAGGCGTCATAAATATAACTGCCTTCGGATTTATCAATATCATTGGAGACCGTTGCAAGAAGCCTGGCCAGAATAACGTCCTCAGTCTCTGTTGTTAAGAAATCCGGTAAACTCACTAGATCACCACCCCTGTACCAACTTGAATCTGGTCGCCCTTAATCGAAATAACATCACAAGTAAAATACAAACGACTATCTTCCCAGACAAAAACGAGGTTTTTAACCTCATCCGTCCGGGGATCCACCGTCAAAGTCTCTTTAACTATTCGTTGGATCTCACTCTCGATTACTTCCCTGGAGAATCCCCTGCCAATTAAGTCATCGAAATCATGGCCATACTGTCGGCCATATATCAAATGACGGTATCGCGGAGTTAATAGAGCCTTTTGGCACCACTCCATAAAGGCCTCGTTCTCATCGGCGGTAGCCGTCCGACCAGTAGGCGTGGTGACAAATTCCCCGGCATCAAAATCAAACTTCCACCCCTTGCCAAATGTAATCGGGGTGGAAGCTTCTTTGTCTATAGTCAGTCCACTAACTGTATCTGTTGGCAGTAGATTAGCCATTTGCTATGTCACCACCTTACATAGGATCACGCAGTCCTGGCCGCCATTGATTGGGACTACTAATACCCTATCGCCGGACTTAAGCTCACTCTTCAGATCTATGTGGACTTTTAGGGCTTCACCAACTCCGCCTTCCCCATGAAAATCTATCCGAGTTAAAGACGAATATAGGGTTGATCCATCATCCATATCATTGCCTTTAGGGTCTGACTTTACCGGGGAAGCCGTAATTACTGTCCGGGCAGCTTGAGGAACTTCTAACTTAACCGTCCAATCAGCATACATAGGATCATCGATAGCGTGTTTAAAATCATCAAGCTTAACCCCGTTCGAGGTGATTGTCCCAAGGACACAGGTATTACCTGCTAATGCTCCAGCAGTTCGCTGTTTCATTTGGCGGTCTATCATATCAACCAGTTCCTTCAAGGTAAAACCTCCTCCTCACATAATCCTCACTGGCCAGCTCCAGAGTCATCTTCCCTGGGTTACCTAGTTGGTGATTAACCGATATCACATAAAGCTCAGTACTCGATAACATGACCTTGTCACCGGCCCGGATGGTATTAATGTCAATGGCTTCTACCTCAAATGTTTCCTGCATCCCACATAAAAGCTTCTTGGCAGATATCGAAGCAGCTGAAGCTGTAGTGATTTTTTCGTCTTGAAGAACTACCTGCAGGGTTCCGTATTTTGCGGTTTCCCCTTTTTCGATGGCCAAGACCGGGGACCTGCTATCTTCTCCGGCATTGCCCAAAACCTTTACCTGTGTGACTGTCCCTTCCAGGGTGCGCTTCTGGGTTATCTGACTGACGTTCTGATCGGGTTCGAGAACCCATACGTTTTTGTTTTTACCCAGTTCAATCAATTCAAGACCATCAGGGCTCATACGGGCCCGGAATAAACCTCCGCCTTTTACCGCAGTCTCTTGAATATCCCGCTGAATCATGCTGTAAATGGATTGTGCTCGGTATACTCCCTTGGCCAGAGCTATCTTGGTATCGGCAATGATTGAGGACGTAATGCCCCAGTCCTTGCAGTATTGTTTCAGGCGATCTGTTGCGGTCTGACCGGCCGGAAACAAATATTCATCCTCTGACTTGGCCAGATAGATTGAGCGGTCATAAATATCAATGTCAATATGTTTAATCCCCGTGGTTTCACTGCTACATTCCCAGACTACTCCCGGATGCAGCAGATATACCATGCTCGAGCCGCCAAAGGGGATTCCCGATATTCTTATCTCCTGGCCATTGGCGATCCCTATCTTTTGGAATTCATCGGTAACCAGCAGACGGACCTGGGCATGATAGGCTATATCCGAGAGGGATTCGTCCAGGCTGATACTCTCAACCAGTTCTCGCAGATAATACTTGTTGGCCAGAACCACCTCATATTTGTTTAAACCCGGTTTAACTACACTCATGCCGGCATCACCAGCTTTGTACCGGCATATATGAGCTCAGGCTTTTTCCCAATTATTGAGGAGTTTAGTGCAAAGAGTTCCTTCCACCGGCTGCCGTCTCCTAACTGCATTTTTGCAATCGCGAACAGGGAATCACCTAGTTTTACAGTATAAGTTTTGGGTACCGGTTTAAGATCAGGGCGATTGGCAATAATGCCGCTTGCAGTCCGTTGAAGTTCAGCAACGGTTCTAACCTTTATCTCACGCCAACTACGTAGGGTAAGTTCGAAATAGATATCACCTGGCTCTCCGCCTTTAATTGTCAGTGTATGAGCTGATGCCATGACTAGCTTATTAATTTTGGTTCCTCCAACAATAAAGTGGATCGGCTTTTGGCTCTTGGTCCAAGCTTCAAGCTGGGCCATGGCCTCCTCCGGATCCGGAATGCTGGAGAATTGGCAATAGCTCGCATCATATTCCGCGGGAAAAAATGAAGAGAAGGTAGTTTCCTGGACCTTCTCTCCATTGCTCGGAAAATCAACTTCTCCCAGGGACATTATGTTTACTGTTTCAAACAGCTTTTCTCGCTGAAAGCTAATCTCTGCAGGGTTTACCGGTAATCTTAAGACCGGCCCATCCTGTTCCACGAGATAGAAATCCATCTACTATCACCAGCCTTATCCTCTATTCTGCAAGGCCTGCTTCATTGAACGTTTCATATCGGCCACGATTTTGCGGCCGATTTCCATGGCTAGGGTATCCTCATCAACATTGCCCCAGTTTATGGTGTTCGATGAATATACGGTAACATTGCCGCCTCCTCCGGCCAGTGCCGGCGCTGAACCAACAAAACCACCGGCAGCATATTGCCTAACTCCGAGTCTTCTGCCGGCTTCCGCCCAAAGATTAATCCCGCGGCTCTTATATTTACTGGACAGTGGAACAATAGCCTCCGGTCCATCTTCGCCTATTAGGCTATATACAGGCCTGTTTACGATGTCGCCGGTTGCCTTTTTGGGTGTATTTTTGGCAAGCATTGCATCAAAGTTCTGTGCCATATTGTATATTGTTAAAGGCAGAACCGCACCGCCTCCCATATTAGCCCCTTTGAAAAGCGTGAGCCCCATTCCAACTCCGTTATCTTTCAATCCCTGCGTAATCGCACCCTTTATCCCGGACCCTATGCCTTTAATAAGCGCTTTGCCTAATGCTATTGCTGTTGGTGTTAGCAATGGGATCATCGCTTCGAGGGCAGTTGCAAAGAGTTCTCCTAGCTTACCCATTATCTCAGATACCTGTTCGCCGCCGGGTCCATTAAGCCAATTATTGAATACCTCCAGGCCTCTGCTGAGAGCTATAATAATTTTGCCTCCGAAATCTGCTTTTTGAAATCCGGGGTCTTTTGAAAGGTTTGCATAGAATTTCTTAACCTTCTCATACATTGCTTCAAATCTGGAACCTATTTTTTGCCCCGCCGCCTGCACCTTAGCTTGGAATGACTGAAATTTCTTGCTCGTAAAATCGGTTGAACCAACTATGTCAGTTAAGACTCGTTTGACAGGTCCTGCTAATCCGGCCCCGAAAGCAGCAATAATAAATCTTTTGGTATCACTCATAGTTGATCTAAGCCCAAGGTAGGACTGTGATAGTTTATCCATCCCACCGGCAAAATTCTTTTCCAGGTATGTTACGATATCGTTCATGGCCTTGGATGCAGGTATGCCCAAAGTCCCGATATCTCTTAATTTATCAGAACTAACGCCCAATGCCTTGCCTAACTCCGACATTGGTACGCGCAGGTTTTCAGATACCTGTCTGAGTTCCTCCATCTGAAGCGTTCCGTTATAGCCAATCTGTTTAAATCCCATCATGGCTAATTGCATGCCCTCCATGCCGGCGCCGGTATACCCGGCAGCATTGCCAAAGGCGGTAAGGTCCCGTATCGATTCCTTCCAGGCTTTATCGACATCCATGGTTCCTTTATATACGCCCATCAAGCCAATAGCCGATTCCTGCAGGAAAGGAAACTCGAATGGAGTTTTGGCTGCATACTGCACCAACTCCCGATAGGCCTTTTTACCCTTTTTGGCACTACCCATGAAGAAATCCAAGCCCATTTCAGCCTGTTCAAGGGAACCGTATTCATTCAAAGCATAAATACTTCCCCCAACGATACCAGCACCAGCTCCGGCCACAGCTAACCCGAGTTTGCTAATGACTCCGCTGGCCATATCCTTTGCCTTGATTCCTATGGTAAAGTCTTTGCTTGCCAGAGTTCTGAGTTTTGAATCGATTTTACCTATCGCACCTGACACCCTATCCTTAAGGGAAGCGGTAGGACTGATCTTCAGCTTATCAAGTGCTTTGGCCTGTTTTTCGTTCCTTTGGATGAATTTTTCCATGGCGCTAAGTTTCTTCTGAGCCTGCTCGGTTCCTTGTGTGTTTACTGATATCTCTATCTCATAGCGTTCATCGGCCATAGTTTTTGTTCACCTCCTTGAGCCATTTTTCCTGATCTTCAATTTCATAATCAGAAAAGGCCATAAGCAATACTTGTTCGCCTCTGGGTTTTTCCCAAAATTCACCCGGGGTTAAGTGGTGACGGGTAAAAAGATTATACATAGCCGTCACCACCCCCCCGGCCTTAATCAGTTTTTTACCTCAACCAGATCCTCTTCAAAACCGGATAGCTCCATCACTATTTCACCTAATGAAGATAATTCACCGGCCAGGAGTAACCTTTTAATAACCTCTTCTTTCCCGCTGGCATTGTATTTTTCAAGCAAGGCCTTATTTCCCCAATCTGGAGAAACAGTTGCAGCGGCAATTAATCCAACTTTGAACGCTTCTTCATCTAGCGTTGCACCGTCTTTGCCTTTACGGGTGCATTTTTCCTGGTGCGCAAAAACCTCTTTCCCGGTCAAACCCTTTAGAGTAACCGGTATACCCAAGCGCTGTAGGGTCACGGTTTTTTGTGGAATCTCGCTGCTAAGTAACCGGTTTATAATCTCTGCTTCGCTCAACTTCTGCAGGTCATCCATAAGCTGCCTCCTTATGACTGCACGATGGGATCAACAAATTCAGGATCTCCATCGTAGACAAACGGCCACTCCTCTTCGATAACTTCACCGGTTTTCCAGTTAGCAAACGGGATACTCGTGAACTTAACTTTGCTCACGCGGATCCGCTCAGCGCCATATGCCTCTGGATCATCCAGTTTGGATATGATCTGAAACTGGGCCGTGGGGTTTTTCGCAAGCGTCTGCTGCAATTTGCTGGTTACCTTGTAACCTGATATAGCGCCCGATCCGTTGACGCCAATCAGTTTATGCTTGGTACGCCTGGTGCCGGCCGTTTTGAGTTCCGAAAACTCAAGCTCGTCCTTGATTTCGCAATGAGTAAAGTTGGAGAGGAAATCCCCATCTAGGTAGATCTCTCCGAATGATCCGTTTATTACGCGGGTTTCGTCCAACTAAGCCACCTCCTTAATAGACCACAAAGGTCCCGAATATCTGCTCCATAACGTCGGTGATATATGCCTCCCATTTGACAAATACCTGATCGGCTTCTGGGTTCTTCTTGGCAGTGGCACCATAGTAGTCTGGGTCAAGGAAGACATCCCAACCAGTGTTCTCTATGATTCCATCCATGGCCAGCGTCTGCATGTACTCTTTGAATGCCCCGATCAGGGATGCACGGCCCTCGGCAGTGTTGTTGACCTTACCGATGTAGTTGGCCTCGGCCGCCACCTGCAGGTCACTGTTGATCGCATCCATAACCCGGATGGTCCGGATCTTCTTCCAGCCAGATCCTTGGTCCTGTCCAAGGGTGGTCAGGGTGTTGATACCCCGCAGCGGCTTTACAATAGAACCATCGTGATAGAGTATAAACACTCCGCCGGCAATGGCCGCCTCCATCTCAGATCTGGTCCAGCGTCTGGTAACATCATCGAATGGCGTGGGAGCATAGGTAGTGGACTCGGACAGTTTCTGTCCACCTATCAGACCGGCCACATAACTGGCCACCTGGGCTGAGCTGTACTCAATGCCATCCAGTTTGGCCCCGGTACCTATGTTAACGATGCCCTCAAAATTGAATCCAGCTGACCGGGTCACAGCCTGGGATACTGCATCAGCAGCAGTATCAGCCGCAGTAGTGCCTCCCATTACACCCATAACCCCCATACCCTCGCCTCTGACCCGCGCTATCCATGCGGCTACCAGAGTATGAATAGCGCTATCGGTTACACCATCGAGAGCCAGCAGGTTAAAGGTTTGGGTTTCCAAGGCAGTCAGGAACGCAGTGTAATCAGCTGATACCACTCCGGAAATACCCGAATCGCCACTTGCAAACGCCTGGGCTGATACATTGGCTAAGGTCCCATTACCAGCAGCCAGTTTAGTGGCTGTTACCCATACATTACCGGTGTCATTGTTGATCGCAGATACCGCTGCGTCGACCGTCCCAGAAGTAAAGGTGAATGTTCGGAGAAGGGTAGTCCCTTCATACAACTTTATGTCCTTCTTGGTGGCATCGGCAGAATTGACCTGCACAGTCGCCTTGAAACTGTTACCCCGAGTGCCTTTGTATTTTGCATCGAGCCTGAGAACATTGATCGGGGATGCGGTTGTATCTACTAGAGTGGTTGTTGCTAACGCAGCCGCCGTACTGGCCAGCCGGTAAGCCAGGACCTTACTGGCTCCACCCAACAGTGCAAAATACAGGCTGGTATAAGCTGTGGCGTTGTTGGTTATGTCTTCGGTGAAATAATCAATGATCTGCTGAACGCTGGTGATCTCCACAAACTCAGCAATGGGACCCCAGTGAGCTTTGACCGGGATGGCAACCACTCCCCGGGCACCGGAAGCAATAGCAGCCAGAGCCGCGGCCTTGAAATTCATGTATAGACCTGGTAAGACGGGCATATCCGTCGCGGTCCAATTTCCTCCTGCCATTTAGATCACGCTCCTTTGGTTAAAGTTATCAATAAGGCCGCTGGCCTCAGCAACGGTGTACACGGTCCTCGCATCTCCAGTTAAGGCGGCCAGCAGAACCTCGGGTTTGCAATTAAAAAGAGCTTCCGTGTTTGCCAGAAGCTCTTCTCGGGGATATTTGCATGGTTCTTCAGCCGGGACATCTTTTTTGGCCATCATTTTCACCTCACTCAATATTGCCCATGGTTGTAACACCATTTATCAGCGGCAATTCGCCGCTAACCTGTTTTACCGACCTGCTTAGGGTTACGGTCACCTGGGATTTGGTCAGAGAATTCCCCTGGAAGTCAGCCCGTGGATCTTCGACCGTAAGATATCGTTTATTCTCATCGTCCAGTACGATCTTTATTGCGGCCTTTAACCCGGATACTATTGAAACTGCCCCTGACATGCTATCATTCGGCGTATTGCCCAGGATATTGGCTGTGAATTTCTTGTGCAGCCTGATCGTGCTGCCCCTGCCGTCGCTTGTCTGGATCCCGGACAAAGACCATATGACAGATGGCCTTAGGTTACCTGGCCATACCGAGGCCACAGTCCACCCGATTCCCAACACGGTTTCAGTCCAATCAACTAGTGCATTTAGCCAGGTATCAGTGATAGTCCCGCTGACCTTGTAAACCGTGACCCGGAAACCAAACAGATATCTCTTTGTCTGGTCCCGATCATATATGGACGGTATCTCTTCCAACTGCGCCGTGTAGCTATTAGAACCAACCGTAATCAAGCCGCCGGTGGGGCACAGCACATAGTTTAAAACCCGCCATATTTTCTCATAGCCGGTTGAATGGGTCTTGCAGCGTACCTGGATGTATAACTGCCGCCACATTTCAGGCGGTTCCCTGGGATCTGTGCCGCCTATATCAAATATAGTTATGGCTTCATCCGGTTTATCTGGCTGCAAATCAACAAATATGTTGGTCCCAAATGTCCCCTCTCTTTTCGCCGCAAGATATTCAGCAATATCAGTGGCTATTATGGTTGTTGCCATACTATCTCAACCCTTCTGGCAAAGAGTTAGTAACTTGGCCGGTTACATATTTCCCGACAGTACTCAATTTCTTTTCAACGGTTCGCCTCATCCATGGGTTGCCTTTAGTCCCAGGGTGATGAACCCTTTTTCTATATATCACTTCGCCACCAACTTTGAAGGCCAGCGCTTTGGCCTTATCTGGAGCAATGTCATGCGGTGGCGATCCTTCATGCAATGCATGAGCATAAGGAGTATTTGCGCTGATACTTACCGTCAGCCGGGCTCTGTGTGGAGTTACGGTCTGACTTCTGCGCAGTGTTCCTGTTTTAATGGGCGTTTCATCGATAATATCAACGATAATTCCCTCAGCACCTGTTACCAGAGCATCAAAGGCCACTCTTTTTATCACAGAATCAAGGTTTTTCCCAGTCGGAAACTCTTTCAATTACCTCACCAGCCTTAAACCGAGCATTCCCGGTGCCATACTGTCCCGTCAAAACCCGTCGCCTCAGTTACATTTATCACGATCCATTCAAGATCCTCATATTCTAAAGAATCTCCAGGCTGTACCGCTTCAAGGCAGTAAACTATAGCTTCCGAAACAACCTCTTCACCCTTTTTATTGCGAACCAACCTGCGCTTACCTTCCCAACGGACTTTGACTGTGACCGGGTCATCAAATATTGCTTCACCATACCCGTTATGGCCGGTGACATGCTTCCAGACAGCTGATTGGTTGAGTGCTCCCTCGATCATATGATCACCGCACTTCCTGCCAGGTATGGTCTTAATAACTCTCTGGCTTCCGGGCATAGTACTGTGGATCGACGATTACTTTGGGCTTGAGACTGACCAGCATATTCGTTTGCATTACCCACAGATCCACCAACCATGCCCAGCACCTGCTGCTTGTTACGGTGCCTTTCGTAATCGGTAAGCCCGAGTAAAAACAAAGCCTGCTCACAGCAAGCATCTTTAACTACCTTTGGGATATCGATATCACATACATAACCATCCGAGACCGGTTCTTGCAGGTTACCGATGTATTCGACCATGCTGAAGGAACTCCCAGGTGGATAGCATCGTGGGAACTGCAGGATCTGGTTGTAATACTGCTTTTTCCTGCCCACTAACGCCAGGCGGTCTATATGTTTAGTAGCCATGATCAGCGCCTGGGACTTGTGATCATCTGTCGCATTATCCCAGTCATCGGTATATAACCGTTCTTCGAAGAATGCTTCTGCATCTACAAGAGAAATGTAAGTGTTTGTTCCCACGGTAAGGGTTACAGCCATTTACAATCACCCTTCCTAAGTGGTAGCTGGCGGAACATCATCCCCGGCATCAGGGTTATTGTCTGATGGTGTTTCTGCGGCAACTATTTCATGAACCTGCAGAGCTCCCAGCAAGGCCTCTTTGTTCATTTTGCTATATCCCGGGATCTCGTTTTCCTTGGCCAGTTCCCGCAATTCGTTGTAACTCATTTCATCAAGGGGCTTATTGTTATCATCAGCACTGCCCTCGGTACCCTTCTGGCTCGGGGGTACTTCTTCAAGCGGCTTGGCGATCCCTTTGTTAATCCAACGCTGAGCGATGGTATTATCGATATCTATCTCATCTCCAACGTTTAATGGTTCGCCCCAGAATGTGGCCTTAAGTATCTCAACCTTCACAATATTCCCTCCCTAAAAGGAAGAGGGCCTTTCGCCCCCTTCTCTTATACGATTAAATACACATCGACAACGTGACCATCCAATGCAGAGTTGAGGTCTACAGTATTGCCATCAATAGCTGTAGCACTTACGGCCACAGTCGGGGGAGTACTTTCTTTAACGTTGTTTAGAAAAGCAAACAGCACTGTGTTGTGAGCCAGTTTTTTCGGCAATCCTAACTTGTCGCCAAATCCAATAGTAACAGTTACGCCAGCACCATCCATTGCAGGTATCTCCACCTTGGTTACGGTTTTAAAGGCTTTGTTTCCTATCACAGTTCCGGCAGTGTTATCCGTGAACGCTGGAAGATCTTCAGTAATAACTTCGTCAAGGTAATTGGTACCGGTTACCTTGACTTGTACAGCCTTAATATTAGCTGCCGTATCACATGCTACAGTAGCAGTAATATTTCTGGGTACCGCTGGATTGGCAAATCCGGTAGTGACTTCAACTTTCGTATCGGAACTACAGTCAATAGTAGCATGCACTGCATCGTTGTCGGCGGCTACTGCATTAGCAGCGCTTATCTGGAAGTGAGCAAGAAAACCCAAATCAAAGACAACACCCTCAACATCCGATTGCATAACCTGATCCAAATTGGGGTTAAGAGGATAGAATCCACTCATTGTATCAATACCTCCTTATAAGATTGGGAGACCCCCGGGCAAATAAGCCACAGGGGTCAACAACATTACAATATTATTGGATTATTAGGGCTTCAAGACTCCAAAGGGATAACGGCTGGCCGCAGTCGGCTGCAGAGCGTTAACCGGATTGGGCAACTGCCAGCCCAGTCTCATTACAGCCCTCAGAGCTACCATATCCTGCTGGGCCAGATTGTAGATGATGGCACCAGTGTTGTCCTGGATAACAGCTTCGGTCAGAACCTTATAGGTGATGTCCTGGCGAATGGAATATACCAACTGTTGCCAATCACCCGACACTAAGAGACTCTGCGCCGCATCGATGGCGCCGTTTTTGGGGAATACGATATCTTCACCATCTAGGGTATAGCGAGTTTTCTCCTGCACGCTGGAATTGAAGATCGGTACGCCATTCGCATCGCGGAGCCCACGAAGCTTTGACTTCATTGTCATGGCCCCAATATGACCGTTGACGCCAAAACCATCGACCTCAACAAGTGCCAGGACTCCAGATTCACCCATAATATCATCGTATACATCTACACCAGTACCCAGGGTAACCACGTTGCCGGCATTGGTTGCACCAGTTAAAAGATTGCTGGGCCAAGTAGAAGGAGCATTAGTTCCATAGAGGGCAGCCTGATCAAAAGCTCTTCCAAAAGCCTCGGTCATTTGGGGTTTGATCTCTCCCCAGATATCGTAATCGGCATCATCCAACACTGCTTCCGGTATTGGAACGATTACGGCCAGTTCTTCAGCGACTATGTTCTTGCCCTCCCAGGCCGCTTTGGAGGTCTGCTTCAATCCCCCGCCGCTACCACCAGCTTCACCGTTTACGAAGTAGGCACTGATCAGAGCGGATAAAACCGGGATACTTTTCTGTTTCCGGCTCATGTTGGGCAGCCTTCTCGCCAGGGACATGACTGCGCTAAACTGAGGTACATTTTGGATGATTTCGTTGCTGATCTCTGTCGGAATCAGAGCTTCCGCATCTGAGCGGGATATAATGCTGTTGTACGCCATTCTTTAATCACCTGTCCTTTCTGTTTTTACCTTCCGGCCATAGTCCGGATAAAATCATTCATACCAACAGTACTTGGTTTACCTCCACCGCCACCCGCGGGATTTGTTCCTCCTCCAACGGTAGTGGGAGCACCTTCGCCAAATAGATACGCATCAGACTCGCGCAGGCCCTTAATCTGGTCATCAAACCCGAACAGTTTGTCACCATCCACTTTGATGTTGTCAGAATTTAGGAGAGCTCTTACGGCCTTAACGTTTTTGGCTCCGGCTTGGTGGATTGCAAGTTCGATAGCGGAATTAAGCCGCTGTTCAGCCATCTTGCCCTCGAACTCCTGCTTCGTATTTTGGTTTTCGTCCTTAAGGGTTTGAATCTGCTTCTGCAAATCCTCATTGCCGGCGGCTTTGGTTTTCAGGTCGTCGAGCTGTTTGTCCCGGTCATCCAACTGTTTCCGCAGGTCCTTTGCCTCCTGCTCCTTCTCGTTGAGCTTTTGCCTGGGAACATAGGATCCATCATTTATAACAGCCAACTCTTTATCACCAATTTTCTTGGCGATTTCCTCGGTATATAGATCCCCGAGTAATTCCTTTAATAGCGACATAAAGCAACCTCCTTAGTTTTTAGGCTGGTCACCCACCAGCTGGGAGTCTCGTTCAGTTAGGCTCCGAACCTTGAAAGTGAGCAAAGGCTAATACCCTATTTGCTTCATCACAATGGTATCGTTAATTGCTACGGCTTCAACTCGCTCGGGCATTATAACTAGCGAGCCTTCATTATCGTTGAATTCTCCTGGTTCCTGGGGGATTGATTTGACCCATTGTTTAAGCCTTTCGACTTCTTCATCGGCCATAGTTCCCGATATGGTCTCTCCACTTTTCAGCCAGATAATATAATCCTTCACACAGGCTATTCCCCCTCTGCATGTTTTTGGGTATAAAAAAACACCCCGGTTCGCATATAATACTTACCAGAGGTGTTTATATGGCCAAATCTATAGATCCTGAATGGACCATTGAAAATGACCGCCAGTCTGTCACAGTTGGAATTAATCATCGATTAGGCCTTGTCCATCAACAAGGTCTGGATGCAACTTTAATAAGGCTGGGAAAAGAACATTCGCGCCTATTCTGGCAGCAACGCGGCGTGCCTTTTATTCCTCAGGGGCCCACTCCGTTGATTTCTGGGGATGTTTACTGGAGCGAAGAAGAAAACTGCTGGTACTATAAAACCAAACCGCCAGTGCCAATGCGCTTTAATGACCCAAAAATCATTGGAATAGCTGCAGAAGGAGTTTCCAAACCGGAAAAGCACAAAAAGAAAAGCATCTGATCGAGTATCAGGTGCTTTTCTTCAATTTGATTTTAGCTTCCAGATTACCTTCCCGACCTGATCAAAGGATATTTCAGCAAGATCAGTTTCGCCATCTGAGAATTCAACCAAATAATCGGGCTTATCTCCTTCTATTTGAAAAATCTCAAGAATGGTGCACTCTCTGCCATCTTTGAGTTGAACTACATCCAGTTCATCTATGTCACTTTCTTTTATCAACATGCACAGTCACCATCCTCGTTGTTCCCTGATCATCAACTAGCCACCCGGTGAGAACTTTAGCCGTTTTCCCATTCGGCCCTGTCAATTCCATTATTACTTGATAACGCTCACCATGTTTGCCCTTACCCTTATAGACTGCTGGGAATCGTGGTAAGTTCCCCCTAATATTATCTATCAAGTCCTGGTAATTGCTTAAATTGTATCCAAGGGCTTGCTCAAAAGCAATGGCTTTATCTTTGCCGCCTCCTGAGTGGTTCTTATTCAGGGAGTATTCAACGATTTTCTTTTCTGGAATATCCGCCTTTTCATAATTGGGCAGGGTTTCTCTTTTTGGCTCCTTATATTCATCATTTTGGAGCTCCGGAAGATATAGACCATAAGCGTGGCGACAATTCGGATGAAAGAGTCCCGCATCTTTGGCTTCCTGAACCGATGGATAATCCTTATCCTCCCCAGATAAGGATAGAATCTTGCCTTGCCAGGATGCGCATTTTTCACAGGTGCCGGCGTGGGTACTCACTTTAACCAGATCATGCCCATTTTCTTGCAACCTCAGAGCCGTCCCCTGAAGGTGTGCTTCCATCGTTGTGGTTCTGGCCACCATCTCAGCATAGCTTCGCATGTTCCACTTACGCTTTAGACGATCTTCAAAGGCAGTAATCCCTTGTTCGGCCAATTGCTCCCGGTAATTTCGAGCAACCTGCTGCCAACTCTTGTACCCAACCACCGAACCCTTGATATTCTCCAAAGCTAGGGTACGGTAAATATCGTCAACTCTGCGGCCTATGGTTCGTGCCACATCATCAAACCGGTTATATGCTGTCTCGGCCAGGACCTGGGCTGCTTGCTGATGAATCTCTCCAAAACCAACAGCAGCCGTTACCCCTACCGCTTCCAGTTGAGCATCTGCCATTGCAACCCCATTCAAATATGTATCCGGTACTGCCTCTTCACACCATGTTTTAGATCCTGCCAACAGATCATTTAGTATCTCCTGGACATTGGCCAACATAGTCTGCAGGTATGCGGTATCGTTTCCTTTAAGTAAGGCTTTGTTGATCTCGTCTAAAATCTCAGCTTCGGCCTCTGAATAGAACTGAAACAGCCTGGCGACTTCGCCATCGCTTTTCTTGATCGCCTTTTCCGGAGACATCATCAGGCCTCACCGCCCTGGTTTTGAGTAGGCAGCAATACCCTTGGAGTGTTCTTGACTTCAGGTGCAGCTGTGCCCTGTTCACTCTTAATGCGGTCTATCTCTTGCTGTAGGGCCTCACCTTCAAGGCCATCCAGGCGGCGCAAGCTACTTTCGAGGCTGCTCAATCCTGCCCCTTTCCGCTGGACCTCGATCTGGGTCTGCTCGGTGTCATCCTGGGGCAACCCATCAAACCAAACGATATGGATGTTGTCAAGTTTCACGGCCCCTTTAAATCCCTGGGCTACTTCCAGCGCTGCGGCCAGTTGCAGAGCTTTCTTCACTGCAGGGTCAAACTCCATCCTAATCCGGCTTACTTTTGCAAGTGGCGCCATCATCAACCGGCGTAAAGCGCTGCCTGATTCAGCAAGGCCAGATTTCAGCTGCCCGAATGCGGCCGGCGATGTCTCGGAAATAAAGTAGAGCTGTTCCATCAGAACATCTATCTCTCTGAATGATGCTTCAAGCTGGCCATCCCACGTAATATAACCTGGTGGATTTTCTTCCGGTGTTAATGGGAAGTATTTGCCCCCAGACCTGAATGTTGTCTGGCCTGTTAGTGGGTCAACTTCCAGCGCCGAATCCGGGCCATACATATTGGGATCTGAATGTTTGTCAAGGATCCGGCTTATTTGGGCTACCCTTATCTCAAGCTCCTGGATAATACCATCCAGATCCGAATAATCATCGAAGCCAGTGGCTCGATCGGTTGTAATCAGGTTACTAACCTGCACCACCAGAAAATCATTGACGCCTGTTTGTTCTACCTTTTCATCCTCAACCAAATTACCTATCTTTTGCCCTTGGTTTATAAGTTTGTATACCCGGGTAGTTATCTTGCCCTTCTCATGAATCTCGGCCTTGAGATACTGTTGCTTCCGGCTGCCAACGCCTGCAGGCAAAGGGGAGATGTCATCATAAGTCCAGGCCAACACATGAGCTACTATATCCTTAACATTGTCCTTTGCTACCACAGGGAACCACACCAGGGGGGTCTGCCCCTCAATAATGGATTTTTCATCATAGCGAACCTTGATCAGCCCGTCACCAAACCGACTGACATCCAAGGCCACCTCATAAGCCCTTTTAACAAAACGGTTATCATTGATTAAGTGGTCTACCTCGGTCTGTTCCTGGCTATCTTTGTCACCGGCAGATATCCGTGGCGGCTCACCCAGCAACAGATTGGCCCATAGAGTTGATAATCGTTTATGCCAATTAAGAATCAGCTCCAGAGTAGCCCGCTTATCCTCACGTAAAAGCCTAATCCAATCCTTGAAAACCTTATCATGTTCACCTTCGAATAGCAGCCGGTTGGCTTGATATTTCTTCAACCTATCTGCTTCACTCTCGGGCGGCCAGGGCTGACCCGGGGATAGAAAATCTAAGTTCGTTAACACAAGCTATCACCAACCTTTTGGTTTTCCATTAGACACTCCAAATGTCCGGCTGAACATGGTATGTAAGACATAGCGGAGAGCATCCAGAGCATGGTCATTAGCCTTTACTGGTTTGTCCTCGCCACGTTCTTGGGCTTTCGGATCCCACACGTAATTGGTCAGTTCCTTCAGCAAGTTAGGGCACTTTGGCCCATAAATAAATAACCGCTGCTCTCCGAAATGGGAAGCAACGGTCCTGATTCCATCGATCACGCTGTTATTCGCTTTTCTAATGCCGCCGACACCGTCCTTTCTCAGCTGCAGGATGAAACTCGCAGCGCTCGGGTCAATACAAATTGCCCGCGGGTACCTCCCCTTTATGAACTCCCGCAGATCCCGGCTGTACTCAACATCTGTTTTTTGTCGGCCGGTCTTTGAACTGTCCCAGTAGTACTCATCTACGACATAAAGATTGTTGCCTGCTTGGCCAAGCAACAAGAGTACCGTGGGGTTTCCGGTACCATAATCCACGCCAAGATAATAAGCTTGGAACTTCTCCGGCAACTTCTTCGGATCGTCAATAAGGTGAACCTGGTCATCAAACATATCATAGATAACGCCCTCGGCCAGAACCCAGAGCCCCAGGATCATACGTTTGAACCAGAGCCCGGTGAACATCCGCTTATATCGTTCTTTGATCTTCGGCGACAGGCTAAGGTTATCATCCAGAGTGAAGTGGAGGTGTAATACCTTCTTCTCTGCGGCCTTATCTATGTATTCGGTCTTGATGTAGTGGAATGGTCCTTCCGGGTTACAATTGAGCCATATTTTTGAACCTTCCACTGAACAGCGTCCTATCATCTGCTCGATAAACGATTCCGGGAACAGTGCAGCCTCATCGGCAAGTGCCCCAGCCGCAGTCAAGCCCTGCAGTACGTCCTGGCTGGCTTCATTGTTGGCCCCAAACAGGTAATAGGTATTGGAGCCAATCTCAACCCGAGCGTCAGACCCTGACCTAATGTAGCGATAAGGTATTGCTTTGGCAGCCAGTATCTGAAACATGGGCTTGAGAACATTTCTCTTTAAAGCACCCATGCTCCGTCCAGCAAGGATAAAGTTTTCATTCTGGAAGGTGGCCAGCGACCAAGTTACAAAACTATCGATCATGGCCACGGTTTTCCCGGCTCTGATTGACCCGTCACAGATAATCATGTCGTAGTCTATATATGGGCTGGGGTCCATCCACCAGGTTAAGACTTGTTTCTGTTTTATGGAAAACGGCTGAAACTTAAATGCCGCAGCTTGTGCTCTCATTTATCATCAGCCTCTCCTTCAGGAACCTCTTCCTTATCTTCGGGCTCTTCATTCGGCCAAACTTCCTCGGCGGTTGTTTTAAGAGCATCGAGATAAGACTTCAGATCCGCTTCGGGATTGGGATTCTTGATCTTCTCAAGTTCAGCCTTCAGCTTCTCTATCTTTAACTGCTGCTCTTCTACATCCAGGTCCTTGATCAATAGCTCTTCATACCTAGCAATCAAGCGTTCCAATGTTTGCATAGCCCGGCTCTGAGCCTGAAGAAATGTGGCCTGTTTATCCCATGCGTGCTGTAACTCCCACTCTTTCTCGGGGTTCTTACCTCGGCGTTCACGCTTCAGTACCTCCGTGCGATCTTCCTGGTCTCTCACCCACATGATCTTCTGGGCCCGGGCGATGGCAAGGTATTGTATCTGTATCTGATCCCAGAGGATATCCAGCGGGCTTAGTGTCTGGATTTCATTTAATATTGCATGGGTTTCTTCATCATCGGGAAATACCATTTTTCTAAACCCATGTTTAGTGGCATTATTATTGCCTTTGTATGGATCTCCTGATCGGGGTCCTGCCGCGTTTCTGCTTCCCTTTGGTGGACCATGGCCGACCGAAGCTCGATTGCCCGGTTGAAAGCGGCCACTGTTCTTCTTGGCTTCTGGCTGCGACGGCTCAACTTCTTCCGTGTGATTAATCACGCTTTCATTAGTCACGTGATTATTTGATAGGTCTATCTTGTCAGCCCATCGATCCTTCCGCTTCCACTGCCGGACCTGGTCCGATGAAATATCTAAAGCGGCGGCTATGTCTATCAACATCATTTTGCCGCCGCTTTCTATCCACATGTTATAAGCTAAATCTCGTTTCTCGCTTCGAGCTCTGGACATCTACATGGTCACCACCTCCCGGTTTTGGGCATTAAAAAAGCCCCCGAAGGGGCTATGTATCAGTAAATATTAAATATAATACAGCGCTTTATTATGAGGTATTGACTTATCCACCCGTTTTATAAGTCCTTTCGACTCTAGCTCTATCAGTTTTTTTATAACCCTTTGTTCTTCTTCATAAGAATAACTTTCATTCTTGAATACATTAGTGCAGATATAGTCCACTGGAATTGATTCGCCTACTGAATTATATGGTGAGCGGCTTTTAATATATTTAAATATAGCTTCTTTAAGATCCACTTCTGTTTCCCCTCTCCTTTTTCTCTCCATTCTACCACAAAAGGGGGAATGTGGTGTTATTCTACCAATCGTCCCAATCGGGAATTTCGATCGTTTGCCCTGCTAGTTCATGAGTGCAATCAGACAAAAACTGGATCATGCCGTCAGTGACGAATGAATGGCATATATCCTCCGGCTTAGGATAATGGCCGGTTTTAACCAAAATAGAGGGGCTAAATGTTGGCTTCTCATAATCGCCGTTAAAAGTCCATCTCTCGTCTGGTGCATGGCAGCGCCCGCAACCAGGACATATAAAGGCATGTATTCCATCAGGGGGCAAGTCATGTATTTTAGGCACGATATTCCTCCTACAAAATTGTAGTTACCACTTTCTAAAATACTCCTTGAGTATCCGGCTGTACCGTCGCTCAATCGTTCGCCCTACCCACACCTGGCAGCCATGCCATAAATCTATGATCATGTTTGCCTCCAAATATAACGGGGCCCGGCGGTCGAAACCATCCGGGCCCCTTCTTCAAAAGTTTTCACATTTATCTGCCCAACCGGCAATTTTTCTACTGTAAAAAAGCATATCATGCAAATGTTTTGCCGAAAAGTGCATTATATGTGCAGGCGGTTTGCTTATTTTACAGCCTCGACCCCGTACAACCTTACGGCTATTCTACGCACCAACCGGCCGCGGTTTCTGCGTACCGTGGACGGGTCACAAGGTATCTCAACTGCAATATCGTCATCGCTTTTTTGGTCAAAATATCTACCAGAAACACATAGGTAATAGGGATCGTTTGTCAAGGGCTCCAAGGCCTCCTCCACCTCTTGTATTTCGTGTTCACTGGCAGCTATTCTTCTCTCCACATCTTTGATAACAGCTTCAAGCAGATCATCATCAGACAAGCGCTGGCCGGATCCCTTGAAACGAGCAATATCCTTGCTATGAGAGGACAGCCCAAACTCCTTTATATCGGCCAGATACTTTCTATCAGCCTCGACCTTATCTTTAAGATCCGGCAAGGCATAAAGTCTACGCTCTGTGGATTTGTAAGTATCACTGGGAGCTTTTTCGGCCTGACGCCTACCTTCCTCCAGTGCTTCTTTTACTGCCATTTTTACTGCTTTCTTTATAGCCTTCTCAACATTACTCGGGCTTTCTTTCTCCTCTTGAACGAAGGTCTTTCCTACCAGTGCTTTAGCCACTTTATCCGCCTCCTCCTTAATACCGCTATGAACACGACCTCTGCCCTAATTTCTCCCGCCTGACCTTCTCCGCCTCTTCGAAAGGAAGTTTGATCCGGCAGCCCCCGGGCATAGCCTGCACCAGTTTGATGTCTCTGCCTTCAAGTCTCACTCCCTGTTTGGCCAGCTCCCTAACCATGTTGTCATAGATCTTCTGAAGTTCCACCGGATCCATCGCCTCCTTCTTGTCCCCGTAAAACTGAATATGTTCGCAAACCCCGTAGGTTTGTTTGACTGGATCTATACATCCCAGAGCATCGATATCCTTTTTCCCCATCTCCGAGCCGTGTAACCAGCAGAACGCAACTGGCCTCGGCCACGGTTGCCTAATCATCCCCCCGACACTATGATCGCCTCCCCTCCAGAATCCACAGCAGGGCTTCGGCAACGGCATCGTCTGGGGCGGCCTTACTCGTGAATGAAGCGAGTTTCTTTTTCTTACCGACAATCCATAGTTGTGCAACATAACCTTCGGCTCTGCAAAAAGCCATTGCCCACTCATACCCCAACTTCTCGATCCCCGCCAGCAGTTGGTCGAGGCGGGGAAGCCATAACCGATGTTTTTGCCTGATTTCTTGGCTCTCCTTTTGGTATGACTTAACCGAATAATCATCTGTAAGGCAGGTTGTTAAAGGCTTTTCCAAGATAGTTAACTGAAAATAATCGTACTTCTTCGGGTCCCACTCCAACCCCGCATCCTTTAGCTTCCGGGCCATCTCCAGACTAATCATTTCCCTTCCACCTTTCTCTATCTTGCTCGCTGGCCGGCACACCCAGTATTGCCCCTTCGCACTCGTCCTTGCTGACTTCCCAAGTCTCTCGGGTGCCGTCCTTGCTCTCCAGGATGATATAGTACTTCCCCTGCTCCGGATAAGAGATAGTGGAATGGATGTATAGCGTTGGAGCCACAACAGCCTTGGGTTTTGCAACCGCTGGCTTGTAGTCCTTCATCGTCCAGCCTGTCCCGAAGGCCAGGGCTATTATGATGATGGCGAATAGGATGCCTTTGATGCGTGGGCTCATGGGTTCACCCCTTCCAATTCTGCTAAAATCTTTTCTACGTTGTAACTATTCAGGGCTCTTTTGAAGACATATAAATCGCAAAGATCGCAATGCAATTTATAAGAGCAACCATTACATTTTTTGCTCACATATTCATTCGCCGCCTCCACCACGGCTCTATATTGTTCCAGTTTTCCCTCCGCCTCAATCGCCCTCTTGATCGCTTCGGGTAATACTTCTGCCGCAATTTCTGCAACCGGTCCATGCGCGTGACAATGCCCCAATACTTCGTTAAACCATTCCAGGTCCTTCTGCAGATCCCTCACGCTACCCCTCCTCACGCTTCCGTAAACCACATATCCGGGTTCTGTTTCAACAGCATTTTCTTTTTCAGCAGGTATTCCTTGGTCCGCACTCCCTTGCAATCAACCACTTCCACCCGGCCATCCGGATAATATACCTTAAAATCAGCTATGTACTTGATCGCCCGGACGGTCTTGCCATCTCGCTTGTATGATTCCTGCAAGATATATTCCGGTTGCATCTCAAAGCAGGTTATCTCCCCCGCTTGCTTTCGTAGTAATAGTTCGCAGTAATAGTCGGCCTCATGCTTGGAGTCGAATTTAATGCCGTCGACATAGGTTTTCCGGTTGTGGTATTTGTTCTGCTTCGGCCCCAGGTCAATTCCCATAGCCCGGGCTTGCTTCTCTGTCAACCTGGTCATATTGCCTCCGCCTCCTCCACATCTACGGTCCCGTTCCGACACTCCCTGCTGCAATGCTCTATCGGCCATGTGGCGTATTCTGCTACCCATTTCGCCACTACAATCGGCCGGCCGCAGTTGACACAATTCCCAATCGTCACGGTCTTGGGCGGCTTGCTGTCGGGTTTAATATTCGGCTGGTTAAATGCCCGGTTGACCGGTGGCGGGGTTCTCTTGTTCTTTTTGAGTGGTATCTGCGCTCTACGTATCCAGGCGTTTATCGTTCCTTGGGGTACTCCCAATTCTTTCGCCGCTGCATTCTGGGAGTAGCCCTTGCTTATCAGCACCAGTGCCTTTTCGAGTATCTCTGTCTTGTCGGTTCGCCCAGCCATCAAGCCACCCCCAGATCCAGAATGCCCCTGGTCAGCTGCAGGGCATCATCGTAATCTACAATCCCGTCTTTGTATTCAGCCAGGATTGTGGCTATAAGTTGGACCTTCACTCGGCCTATGGCTGGTGTATCTGATAGGGCAGGCACCGGTTGGCCTGCTTTCACTGCCTTGTTGTACTCACTCAGCGTGTAAGGCACTCTTGCCCTGGGCAGTTCCTCGCCAGGCGTCATGACCAATGGCGGCGGTATATTGGCCGGCTTTTCGGTCCTGCCCAAGTTCTCCAGCCTCTCAGTAGTAAAGGGTTCAGCGGGAGCCTTGTCGTCTGGTACCGGTTCCTGATTCTGCATCTTCAGTAGGTTCTCATGACACATGCTGCAAAGAACCGTTTCATCAGCCTCAACAATACAATCCTCTTCGCCATATCCAAGGTCTTTGCCGCAGTTATCGCAATGAACATGGTCAGCAGGTTCAGTGTTCTCTATTATCGGCTGCCCCAGGCCATCAAGGATACCGGCATCTACAAGCCATTGTTTAGCGGTTGCTGTACTGACATCCAACCTTTTTGCTATCTGGGCTATGGTTCCCAGTTCAAACCATAAGTTCTTCAGAGTCTCAACGGACGGTCGCAAATTCTCTGCTGGCAATATCCCCGCCTCCATCAGCCATTTCTTTGCTGTCGGCATAGACACTCGCAATTCCTGCGCTACCCTCGATACGGTTCCTTTACGGTCAAATACCTCCTGTAATACCTCTTTGGTCGGCGCCACTTTCGCCATGTCTATCTCTCCCTCCCCTAAATTAAGTATCTCAGTCTGCCCTGACAGTAGATCATTGACTAATATCGTGTCCGGGTACTTGGGTCCATCTATGGCAATGCAACTCTTGGTCACCTGCCGGACGGTTCCAGTGCGGACTCTGGTCTTTCGTTTCCCGTCCCTGGATCGGTATTCGATTTCCATCCCTGGCATTATGGCGGATAAGTTCATGGTTCTGCTCCCCCTCTGCTATATAATCCGATTAATTCATTCGGTCAACCGGTGTTGGGTACACCAGGTGGTACATAGATCTCGTAGCCTGAACCGAGTGAAGATTTCTTAGCCTTATCAACATCTGCAACCTTCTGTTGCTGCTTCTGCTTTTGCTCACGGAATTGGCGTTCGTGCTCTTCCGCATCCTGCACAGACTTAATACCAAGGCCTCCCCAGTTAGTAAGGATTCCCCTAATATATTTGAGTGTTCGAATACCCCGCGTAATACTCTCTTTTAAGGCCAGAAGGACCAGTTCGTCCCCGTACTCTTTAACCAGGACTTGTGTTTCCTCCACTTCGAAAGGTCCAAGCAGACGTCCAAATTCCTTCTCAAATGATTCGATAACATGACGACTACTACGAAGACCTTCCTCGATTTGAGCGGGATTAAATTCAGCGGGGTTAATGTCAACATCGGGGGGAGTTACTGTAGTATTCTTTTCTTTACTTTCCTTTACTTTACTTTGCGAATTAATGTCTG